GGTTTCGGTCAGTTATGGCTGAAGCGTTCTGCATGAGAACGGTATTCAGCAAAGCGTCTTTGAAGCGTTTCCCGCTATCGCTCTTGAAGAAGTTGCTCAGTGCGTTGGCATCCTCCTTGCGCCAAGGAAGCGGATTCACCCAGCACTGATGTCGGCCAAAGGTCCAAGCAGCGCGGACTCGTGCGATGATGGAGATCATGGTTACTTGGCGGCCTTCTTCCGACCCGCGGCCTGACGGCGCATGAACTCCGCGGCGCCGAGCTTCTTGCGACCGATCCACGCGGCGAGAGCCTTGGGATCATCGGCACCTTCCTTACGGAGTTCGTTGGCCAATTTACTGAACTTGGATTTCTTCTTCATGTTGGAAATGGGTCACCACGCTTTGCACGAATGATACCGCGGCGTAGTCTTGTCCGTGGCCGTATCGCAGTTATGCCGCGCACGGAAGTTCTTCCGACGCTCCGGATCGTCCCGCTTGATCTCCATATTCGGATCTCCAAAGCGCACCTTGATCACGGTACCCTTGGGATTGCGAACATACACCGCCTTCTTCTTCTTCTCTCCCGGAGTGTAGAATGGCTTGTTGAGTGTAACCTTCTTGCCTTGGTATTCAGCCATATTAGCCCCCTCCAAAGATTGGTGATTCCTGAATCTCCTTGAGATCCGACACCGGCTTCTTCCGCTGGACCCGCATCTTCGGTGCAACGCCCTCCTCAAGCGGTTGCAAGCCTCCCGGCTCGATCTCCCGGGGCGTGGCCGGCGCGACGTTGCATTGGACGACGGTTCCTTCGGTGAGCGGTATCATAACCTTCTTGGCCTCGAACTCGCCGCACCAGTCGTTGGCATTGAGAGTAGGCCAACAACTAGGCCTGCCAGCGGGCGGGAACCTGCGGCAGGTCCCGTCCACACAATAGAACCGGCAATCCTTACATGTCACGGTGATCATGATCCTTACATCACGGGAGCTTCAGCAACCGGAGCGGGGGGTTGCGGGGCCGCTTCCGCGGCGAGCATGCCCGTGCTCTCGAAGAACTTCTGGATCTCCTTCCGCAGCTTCCGCGCCTCGTTCGTCGCCACCTGCTCGTAGCCCTGGAGCAGGCTATCGATCCGCATCATGAACGCGTTCTTGCTCACCGGACTCAACTGCTGGCCCTGCTGCATCGCCCCATTCAGGTACTGCATCAGCACCCCGATACGACCCGCATAGTTCTGACCAGGCTTGGCCGGCACCGGAATACCCACCAGCAGCGTCGGGATCGTCTTGGTCTCGTCCTCCAGCTCGTCCGCCGCCTTCTGGCCCGGATCCCGGAGCAGCCGTTTCACGAGGCTCGGGTCGTCCAGCTCCATGATGCTCTTGTCCAGCTCCACCTGATCCACCCAGGGCGAGTTCATGAACAACTGCTTCCGGTTAATGGCCTGCTGGATCATCATCTGCCGGCTCACCATGTCCATGCCACCCTTCGGCTCCAGCTCGTACTGATCATGCAACGCGATCGGATCCGCCTCCAGCGAGTCCTCCGCGAACCGGTACCGCAGGCTCTTGGCATCGTACTGGATGTACAAGCCCCACGCCTGACGATAGAGCTTGCCCAGCGCCATGCGGAACAGCCGCGCCCGGAGATCGCCGCTCTGCATGGCCTGAGCGTTGATGCTCTGGATCTCGGTCGCGGTTCTCCGGTCGCTGCCACCGCTCATCACCGTGGACATGCCGTAATCCGGGCTACCGATCCGGTTCTCAGCCACCGCCCGCGTCTGGTTCAGCTCCTGATCGAAGCTTACCGGAGGCTGCGGCATCTGCACCGGAGCCACGCCATACGGGAGAATCTGCCCCGGCTGGAACCTCAGGTTGATGCTGTTCGGCAATTCCCGCTCCGCTCGGAACAGCGGCCGGTTGTACAGCGTCATCGCATCATGCTTGTGGTTCCACATCGAGGTCATGGAGAGCTCGAACGGAGCCAGGATCTCGCACACTCCCCGCGGGCTGAACCAACCCTTGTCCTTGATCTCGTACGGGAAATCCACGAACGGAAGTTGGCCATGGTCGTAGGGGAGTTCCATGGGGTCCCGGAGGTCCAGATCCACCGCCGCGGGGCTGTACAGATACACCTCCCACACCCCGTCATCCCGCTTCCGGTACACCTCCCAGACGATCACTCCATCCGTGTTGTTGGTGTACGTGATTCCCTCGCGCAACTGCTTCGCATCGTCCTCGGTCGCAGCCCCCGGGATATTGTCGTCCTCCTGCGGGTTACCCCGGATCTTCTCGATCGTTTTCGAGTCCGCCTTCCACCCGAACTGGCCAGCCATCCGCTTGTACGCCGGGACACTCATCGGCATCACATGCACTGCCCAGTCCGCATCCTGAAGATCAACCGTATAGGCCGGCACCACGAAATACATCGGGTCCACAGCCTCGAATCCCACCCGCTTATCGCCCGGATTCCAGAAGCACTTCATCACCCCGCGCCCGCTCATCAGCGTGTAGTCCACCCAGCTCAGGACCTCATCCACGAAGTTGGTCTTCTCCCGGATCTTATAATTGAACCAGTCCTCCGCGACCTTCGTGTACGCGTTCAACTGCTGGCGCATCGGCACAAAGCTGGCCACCACATCCATGCCCAGCGCCTGCTGGAGGAAGAGCGGCTTCAGCTTCTCGATCGCCGTATCGATCAGCGGCCAGTGCAGGTCCGCGGCCTTCGGCCAGGGCTTGTTCGTACGGCGCAATCCATGGTGCCGCAGCTCGTACCACCTCGTCTGCCGCAGCTCCCACGGGCTGCGCTGGCCCACAGCCTCGACAATCTGCCCCTGCAACGCACTCCGCTGTTTATCGGTCATCATAAATGTCCTCCCCTCCTCTTATCCCCCCACCTCGCAACCAGCAAGCGCAACCCCCTCGGGTTCAAGCGGGCCAAGCTCATCCTCCATCCGTTCCAGCAGGCTCCGCCCATCCTCGCCCAGTGCCTTCATGTACTCGTCCATCCGCTTCCCGCCACCACCACAGAAGGCCAGCACCATCGCATCCGCCCGGTCCGGGCTGTTCACCCCTCTGGCCCGCAGCTCGTCCTTGCCTTCCAGCGTGAGCTTGCCCTTCCCGTTCGTCCGTACCTTGCGGCTCACGAACTGCTGGAGAAGTACCTCGTCCGTCCCGACCGGTCCAAGGTTCACCTTACCCTCCTCCACCATTCTCCCGAACTCGATCCACATCTCAGCCGCCCGGTTCACGAACTGATCATCCCGAATGGCCCGCTCCCCGAAGTTCACCCGGCGCACATCCCATCCCTCCGCCCTCAGGGCGTCGCACATGACAATCCCCATGCCACCTACGTCGGCATAGATATCCTCAGCCTTCAGCTTCCACTTCCGGAACTCCGCGATGAACCGGCCCACGCTGGCCATCGTGTCCTTGTCCCGCCAGCGGATGAGGGATTTGACCGTGTTCCCATGGCGGATGACCATCACGCTCTCGTCACCTCCGGCCGAGAAGTCGCAGCCCGCGGTCAGTCGGTGGCCGTCGGTGTCCTCCTTGGGTGGGCCACTGACCACCTTCTGCCAGTCGGCCGTCTTCACCGCCGTGAGACTCCCGTCATCCTCCATGAACTCCGCGTAGATCATCGAGCGCACCAGCGGGTGACCCTCGCCCCAGCGGGCCATCTGCTCATCAATCCACTCCTTCCGGATATGCGGACAGTCGTAAGCGGTCACCGTGAAGGTCTGCCACTTTCCGTCGTTGCGACGGAAGACATCGTAGAAGTACCCGGAGGAGCCGCCGGGGCTGCTCATCAGCAGGGTCCGCGTCGGCTGGCACCGCTCCATCGACTGGAAAATCCCGTCCGGTACCGCCTTCGCCTCATCGACGATGTACATCAGGTCATTGCTCGGACCCTGCACGTGCCAGCCCTCAGCCTTCTCAGGGTTGCTCGCCGAGAAACCGATGCACCGGCTGATCAGCTCCTGACCGTCCACCTTCTTCGGGTAGAGGTAACGGATCTCGCCGTCCTTGATCGAGAAGCCGTTCTCCTCTCCACCCAAGCCATTGATCATCTTCCTCAGATGAGGCCACAGAGCGTCGGCCACCTGTCGGTACACGCCAGCGGTGCATACCACCAGACTCCCCGGCCAGCGGAGCATGTGCCAGATCACCGCGCTCGCGGCTACCATGCTCGTCTTGCCAGAGCCGTTCGCGGCTTTGAGCGCTACCTTCGAGTGCTTCTCGTTCAACGCCCCGAGCACCGCCTCCTGCCAGGGATACGTATCGCGTAGGCCAAGCATCATCTTCGGGAAGTTCTTCAGCTGCTGGGCCTCCTCCAGGAGCTTGCGCTGCTTCCACGCAGGGATGTGAGAACCCATTCCGAGTGAAGGGGATTTCTTACGCTTAATTTGCTTGACGGGCATAAAATTGAGTGTGGGGCGGGGAGGGGGTATACAGGTAACACCCACCCCCTCTTGGGGGTGGTCCTCCCCCCGTGGTGTTATTTCCCCCCTCCGAACGCTCCTAGTAGGGCACCGGATACTGAGAGTTCCTTCCCTCCCTTGCCCGTGTGTTCGAGTTGAGCTCTTGCTACGTAACCGCGGGTTCGTTCGAGTAGCCACGCAGCGCCTTGCCAACCATTGGATGCATCCAGAACCCTCCCTTGCATCTCCACTTCTCCGGTCACCCTGGCGGACTCCAGTTCCATTTTGAAGTCAGGGTGGCGCACGAGGTATTGACCCCAGCCTGCGGGGTTACCGCATGAGAAACCGCAGAGCACGGCGACACGATCCTCAGGCATCCCGAGGTACGCAGCACGGAGGGCTATTTTTTTCTGTTCGGAAGAAACGGATTTCTCGGGTCTCCCAATCTTCTTTCCATTCCTGGTCATTCCTTTCTCAGGGACAACCTGAACCGCTCTTTCCGTCGGTTCTCCTTCTTTGTTCCCCTTCCTACCCATACCCTCACTTTGCCCCACAAAGTGAACCACCCTGAAATAAATGTGCATGAGTGTTGACAAGCGCCGTCTCCTTTGCGATCCTTCGCCCGTGCTCCAATAGTTGGAGCCTTTCAAACACCATGAAATCACGCGCAAAACGAATCCTAGCGGCCCTCTTCTGGCTCGCGATCATCGCCACGATCATCCTCAACGGGCTCCGTGAAGAGTCCCTTTGGATCGGAGGTGCCCTGTGAAATACCGCCTCGGCTTCTCAATCGTCGCCAGCTTCTCAGGTGAACACCCGGACCTGTGCGAGTGGCATCCCTGCGAAACCACGCTCTCGGACGTCATCCGCCAGTGGCCGGGACTTCCGGTCGAACCGTCCGAACCATTCGATTCTGAGTACCAGTACCTTGCTAAGGAAGGTTCAATCCCGCGTGAAATCCTGAACCGCTTGGACGATGTGCACGGTGAAACCCGCTTTCAGATCTGCCGAAAGCTCAAGGAACGGTTCGGGCGTGAGGCCTTTGGGGCATGCATCTCGGATGTGCAGATGTCCGGGCTCTTTGACCGTGAGACTGCTTTCAAGTTCCTCGATTCGATCGGTGCTGGATTCGAGACAACCCAGACCATGGGAACTCTCGGCGGGCCACTCGGTGGTTGGTGCCCCGATTTCGCGTTCAACGTGGAATCCCAAGTGCTCATCTCATCGATCCGATTGACTCCGGTGCTGTGCACGGTGTCCGAATCCGGAGAGCTTGAGCCTGTGCGGCCTCCGTCCGAGTGGCAATGGGAGCGATTCGCGGACCTGTTCAAGCGGTTCGATTGCTTCGACCTAGCGCGGCAGGGCCGTGCGATTGAGTGGGCCAAGTGATTCCCCGTCCGGTGTCATGGGGGTAACTCCGTGGCATCTGGCGGGCGATCACCGCCCGATTCAACAAATCATGAAAACTACAGTTAATCGTCACGACTTCGTGCGGGCCTTCGAGACATGCGGCCGCAAGGATCAATTCAGCACCGCCGCTCTGTTCGCCCTCTTCGAGTACCTTGAAGAATACGAGGACTCTTGCGGGGTGGAGCTTGAACTAGACCCGATCGCCATTTGCTGCGAGTGGGCGGAGTATCCGTCCGCGCTTGCGGCGGCTAAGGAATACGGTTTCAAGGAAGTATGCGGCAACGACTCGGACTGCGAGCCCGAGGCTCTGGAGTGGCTCCGCGATCACACGCAGGTTGTAGAATTCACCGGCGGTGTGGTCATCCAACTCTTCTGAGCCGATGACCGACCTATTCCGTGCCCTTGGATATCTTCTCCTTGCGGCCCTATTCGTCGCCCTCATGTTCCTATCGGCCCTCGCCGGCAATGGCTGACAAGTAGGCCAGTCCTTCCCCCTTCACCCCCTAGGTTCCCCCTAGGGGCTTTTTGTTGCCCGGATCCGGTGTCCACTCGCCGATCCCTTCCTTCCTTGCCGATCGCCCGCACCCCTAGGACACCCAATGTCCAACCGTTTCATGTCGGGCTATGCCCCGCCGCTCATGTGCTAGATTTAACACAAGCTCCCTCCCCATTTATCACAAGCGCCCGCGCCCGCCCCCCCGATTTATCACTATTCCCCAATCCTCCATAAGCCATACGGAATTCGGAATTAGGAAATTAGAAATGCTAATGCCCCGATACCTCATCATGGAGCGGGATCGAGTGGGCCAACCATCCATGGGGTTCATGGAGCGGCAGAATGGAGCGGTTTCGGCCCTTCGATTTCCAGCCCCTCGTACCCCGCTTACCCTCCGTCGAGTCCATCCGCACCCTCCGACGCCTCCTAGACCCCTTTCTGATCGATTGCGAGGCATCCATATCCATCCATCGGACCCGATACTTCGCAATCAGTGGAGGGTCATTGAAAAACCGCAGCCGCAGCGCGGGGGCCGGCACGAGCCCCCGAAAAGCGTTGCGGCGTAAGCGGTTTTTAACTCCCTAGAAGAGGGAGTGACAAGACTCCCTCTAGGGAGGTAGCAGTGGCTATGGGAACTTCTTGGTATGCTCTGCAAAATGAACATTCCTTTACATTGACATGTTGCCGTACATGACGCATTCTGGTCTTGCTATGAGTTACCTAGACAATGGTTCAACCCTTCGGTCGATGTTCCGACTGATGCCCCCGCAACGCCACGATGCCGACCCGGATCGATCCGAGGTTCTGGCCTACATTCGTGAGAATCTGAGATGTGAGCTTGGCCGTGCGATACGTGCGTTCAACTCTATGAGGAACAAGAAGTCCCAGGTGATTGTATATGACATGGTTCATAGGCAATGGCGTGGGTGCGACTGGGTGCCTCCGGAGGATGAGGACAAGGTTTCGCTGCTCTTGAGAACAATCAACGAGTTGAAGCGTGATGTTGCGTATCTGAAGACTTCGGTGAAGAAGCACGAGAGGTTGTTTGGCCAACTGGAGCGCAAGCGATCGCGCAAGCGCGAGGAGCAGGATGAGCCCGACTCCGAGGTTGAGGCTCAGGAAGAGAAAAGCTCCCCGGATGTGGATCCTGAGGAGCTGGAGCGCAAGAAGCGGGAAGAGGAAGAGGCGGCTAACCGAAAGGCTTACAATGATTATTGGGGCCCTATCCGCGCCGCCTTGGCCGCCGATCAGGAGGCTTCGGCTCCTTCAGTTTCGCCCCGGTCATCACCATCGGATTCCACTGCTCCCACACAATCCCCTTGGGAGAATGCTGAAGATGAAGTGAGTTAGCATCCAGCCTCGATCCGCGCTTGCAGAAGGCCAGTTGGAACCGTCGAGGCTTCGACTGGCCTACTTCTGCCAGGACCGCGATTTCACGCGCCCAGTTGGCGAGTTCGCTGGATCCGAACCCGGAGTGTGCGAGTTCCATAGTGGTCATGGGCTCTCCGTCCTTGCGCTGGGCTTTGGAGATGTGGTGCATCCAGATCCACGCGACCTTGGTCTGGTGGAGTATGGGCTGGAGCTTGTTGCGCAAGAACACGCTGACCTCGCCCTGATCGCTTAGGTCGCCACCGAAGTAGGAGAAGAGTGGATCGGCCACGATGACATCGAGCTTGGAGCGGAGGATGAACCGCCGGGCGTAAGCCAAAAATGCATCACCGGTACGGACGGCCTCGGTGCGGAACTCAAGTTGTTGTTGGAGCGACTTCATCTCATCTGGCCTGATGTCCAGTCCTAGTCCAACTCCTTGGAAGGCTTCGGCGAGGTCGCCCTTGTCGTTCTCGGCTTGGATGACCCCGATCTTCAATGGCCGCACCGGAGCGATGCCGAAGAAGTCCTTGCCGAGGCACCACCGGATGACGATCTGCATCATGAGGGATGACTTCCCGATGCCGGTGCCGCCGCTGAGGATCATGGAGGAGCCGCGGGTGAGCCACCGTTTGCCGATGAGGTTGTCCGGATCGTTGTCCGAATCAAAGTGCATCAGGTCTTTGATCGACACGATCGTGGCGCTGTCGTCGATGGACTCGCGATCGGTGAGCCATTCCTCCCACGAGCGAGCGCCGATGGAGTTGGCCAACAGCTTCTGCTTCTCCGCGCCCCGCCATGCGCCCGGGAGCCGGGAGAAGCGCGATGGGTTCTTGTTCTTGGGATCGATGCCCGGGATGCTGCTGTAGATGAGATCCCTGCGGGCGTCCCATTCCTTGCGATTGGGGGCATCGACTCGGACCCAGGCGTGGATGGATTTACCACCGGAGTCGATGAGGACGCTGATGGGTAGGCCCGAGGACCGGAGGAGCTGTTCCTGTTCGGCCTTGGGCTTCTGATCGAACTCCACTAGGACATGGCGGTAGGCCATGACATCGTTGTCGGAGCCGCTGTAGAGGTTTGGCTTGAACGGGTTGATGCGGACGAAGACGCCCTGATTCCGATCGGGTCGGAAGAGGATGGACTCGGGGTCATCAAAGCGGGCGATCCAATCCTCGACGGGCAGGAAGGATCCGCTGGTCATGGGGGTACCATCCTCGACCTGCTCGCAGATGCAGACCACCTCGGTGGGCGCGAAGGCGGATGTGAGGAACCGCTTGAACTCCGAGGCGTCGTGCGAGGCCGGGATGGGGGCTGCGGGCGGGTTTGATGGCGCGGACGGCTCCGTAGACCCCTCGGCCTTCTGCGTAGCCTCAACGGGCTTTGGCCGGCTGAAGCGGACCCGTGTCAGGTCCAATGGCTCAGATGGACCTGCTCCTGAGGAATTGGCGAGGTGGCCGCGGGGCTTGGAGTGGGACTTCTCGTTGGCCTGCCTGATCTTGTGGAGGAGTTCGCGGTCCTGCCATGGAGGTTGGCATGAACGGTTCCAGTCCGATAGGAGCGCGAAGGCGTCGGTGTCTGATAGCCCGAAGCCGTGGACTAGGCCCACGGCGGCGGTGTAGGTTTGAGAGTGCCCTCCGGATCCGGAGATGGCTGGCGGTACCTTGGCGAGCCAAAGCGCCGCTCGTTCGAGGAGCGTTGTCATGTCGTTGCGTTGCTGGGTTCGGACTACTTGAGTTCTTTGAAGACTCGATTGAACTCTTGGGAATTGCGGACGAAAAGAGACCCGTCTCGACTGTAGATGGTTACAGTGCGGCGGGTCTCTCCGATACGGTATTGTCCTTGGCCTATGACTTCGACGATTACGGATCCGTTGTGAATGTTGACGAATCGTCCTGTTGGAGCGGTGGGCTGTCCTTGGTGATCCATGTGTGTTGGGTTCGAGGTTTCTTGGGGTAGGAGATCCATCCTTGCTTGATTCCGTAGGCGATGAGGCGTGGGGCGTCTTCGATGAGTTTGCGGTTCACGCCGCTCATGATGGTCTTCTCTTCTTCGGTGAGTGGTTCGGGCTTCTTGTTGTTTTCGAGCCGGCATGAGTACCATGGCTGCTCGTGTCGTGGTGTTTTCATGATGGTGTCACCCGGGATAGGATGCAATTACAGTAGCTTCCCTTGGTCTTGGCTGTGCATTTGGGGTGGTGGATGGGGCTGGCCAGGATGTGTGCTGTCAGTTCGTTGGTGAGGGTGACGAGCAGGAGGATCCGGTCGGCGGCTTCAGCGCAGACGACGTTGGCTGCGCCGTCTTCACTGTGGATCTGCTGGGCCAGGATCTTGAGGGCGCTTGCAAGGTCGCGTGTCGAGGAGTGGCTCATGGTTGTTTGTGGACTTTGATTCCGTTGCCTTTCTGATCGACCAACTCAACGGCTCGAACATTCTCCAAGCGGGC